ATGAAGTCAGCGGGATGCGCATCGCTGGGCGTCGGCATAGGAACCGCCCTGGTCGGCTCCTTCTGTCTCATCGCCGGCGATGCGGTCTCCGGTGTGTCAAGGATTCTCGTCGGATGCTCCATGGTCGGATTCGGCGCGGCGATGTTGGGAATGGTCTCTTTGAAGGGAGGTGACAAAGATGCCAAGAATTGGTGAGACGGGGGAGTTCTATCGCCCCGTCATCGACGATGCGGTTCTCGCCTACACGGCTGTTCACCGCATCAACATGGACGACTTCGCCCGCGACGTGATGGGCATGGCCCCGGGCACGTTCTCGGCCAAGCGTCGGGGGCTGCGCGAGTTCAGCCTTGGCGAGACCGCGAAGCTGGCCCGCATCACTGGCTTCTCACTCGACGAGGCCGTGTGCCTCGGCGATGGCGGCGCGGCCTAGTCGCAAAGCAAATGGCCAAGCAAAAGTTACCGACCCATAAACAATGCACTTTGAGAACCGAATACGGAGAGCAGGCGCGGGAAAGGGGGTGAGCTTTGAAGATCGCCGACCGCGAAAAGAGGCAGATGAAGATTTTCCTCGCGTTTCTTATCCCGTCCTACATCATCGGCCTCGTCCTGGGCTGCGCCATCAGGGCAGTATGGCCGTGACCCATGCGATGATCTGCGAGCTGAAAGCGCCGCCGAAGAGGCCGAGGATGCCGCCAGTTACTGCACCGAACGCAGCGACCTTGTAGTCGTGGCGGTGCTCCGATTTCCAAGACCTCTCGGCCTCTGCTTTGTCGTCGAAGTAGCTGCGCCCCCTGGCCGTCAGGCCGCCGTAGGCGCAGCATCCAGGCTCGATCTGGCAGTCTATCATACCGATCTCGGCGAGGTGTCTGATCGACCTGTTGTGAGACTCTCCCGCCCGCGCGTCGCCAGTTCCAGTGAAGTAGTCTCCGTGGTGCTCCTCGATGAGGTCTGCCACGGCGTCCTCGCCACCCGACTCCTCGACGTCCACCAGGCACCTCAGGTAATTCTCTGCCTCTTTTGGCAGCTTGTCGAAATCCATCCTAACCTCCCGTCTCTGCAACTCAATTAGATTATACGCGCCGCTCTCCGCATTCGGCTCTCGAAGGCCAAGCAAAAGTTACCTGCAACCAAGCGAAAGGAAGAAGAGAAATGTCCGAAGAGAAGAACCTGCCAGAACTGAGCGTTATCGTCGAGTCGAACGGGGACTGGCTCAATGCAAGCAAGGGTACGCTGTGTCTCGTGGTGGCCGTGGGCGACGACGGCACGGAAAGCTACGCCTACGGGGCCGTCAACGTGCGGGACGCCTACGCGGCGATCCACTCTGCGGCACTCCAGATCGGGGCGATTGCCGACAAGGCCGGAATCGGCGCGGATGCGGTCAAAGCCGTGTGCTGCGACTGCATCGCCAAGCAGATGGTCGAGTCGAGAGCCGAGCGAGCCATCGGACGCATCGACAAAATCCTCGACGGCATCGAGTGGGAATGCGGCGACTGCCCCGACTTCGAAGCCAAGGAGCCGTCAGAGTCCTGATCGGCTTCCCGTCCGGCCCCTGCGGGGGCCGGCATCCACGGGGCGGCACCGAGCGCGCAACGACAGGCACTCGGACGCGCGTCTTGCAGGAATAGCAGCGGATCAGCTGTGCCGCCCCGTGGATGCCGAATGGCATCCGAACCTTGACAACTGAATGGCCGACTCGGGAACGCTGGCCGGAAAAGCGACCCCGAAAAATGCAACTGTGAGCGAAAAGGAGGTGAAAGTATTTCATCGCCTGATCAGATCGCGTTCCCTGCTGGGACGTTTGACTATTCGAACAGCCTGGGAACTGCGACAGTGCACGTTCCGAAACCCGTTACCGCAGCAGACATCACACCTGCGGTTCGGCGATTCGTTGAGAGGAGTAGCGATTTTGAAGAACAAAGCGAAGCGACCGACGCGGCGAAAGCCGCCGCGTGACGGCGCAAAGAAAAGCGCGCCCCATCAGCTGTCCAAGGCGGGGGCGCGCGGTCTCAAGGAGTCTGTTTGGAAGAACAGCCCCAAGACGTCCCCATACTACCACATCCCCAAAGAGCCGCGCATCCGCGTGTCCGACGTGGTGATCATCGTTGGAGGCGTCGCCCTCATCATCCTGTTTATGTGGGCGCTCACATCCGTGCACCGCCTCGGGTACGATGCGGGCCACGGGGAGGGCTGGTCGGAGGGCTACTCGGCTGGCGCGTCGATGCCGCGCTCGGCCCCGCAGCTGTGAGCCGTGACGCTGGTCGCGGTGCCGGTATGCGCCGAAAGACGCCCGAACAGCTGCTCGACTACGGCTTGGATTGGATAGCCGGCCACCGCGACACATATAACCGCGTCATGCACCTGTGCCTCTCCGAGGTCGAATCTGGCGAGGAGTGGGTTGGGCGCGACTACATCTACCGGCTCGCCAAGAAGAGCCGGCTGCGCATAACGAACGACAAGGAGTTCCGATTCTCTCATGAGCTGTGGAGCGTGATCGCGCGCTACATGGCCATGATGCGCCCCGTGCTGGCGCGCGCAATCTCGTGCAACCGATCCCCGATAGACGATTTCGACTTCGAGGCCAAGTGGCACGAGCGAGTTGGTGACGGCACGGTGTTCCTCGCGCGCAGCTACGCGGAGGCGAAGCGCATGTGCGAGGAGGGCGATCCCCTCGCGCAGGTTTTCCCGAGAAAGACCCGAAAGGATCGAGTATGCAAAAAAATGACGAAGGGCGAGCTGTGCCGGGCGGCGCAGCAGAGCCTGTTCCAGATGGGGGCGTGAGCGCCCTTTCCATCATCGAGATGGGCGCAACCTCCGGCGGCCTGTCCGCCGACTTCGAGGCCATGAAGGCCGCCGCCCGCGCCTACGTCAGAGATGTCGTGGGCATGTCCATTGTGACCGACGAAGACCGCAAGGCGGCCCGCAATATCCGCGCCGACCTCAACTCCAAGGTGGAGGCCATCGAGAAGGCGCGCAAGGACGCCTTCCGCGCCTACGACGCTCCCAAGGAGGCCTTCAAGGCCAAGTGCGAGGAGGTGAAGGCGGTTATCAAGGAGCAGATCGCCATCATCGACGGCCGGCTGAAGGAACTCGATGACGAGTTCGCCGCCGCCCGCAAGGCGGCGCTCCTCGCTGAGTACGAGGCCCAGGCCCCCGATCTCATGGCTGTCATACCGATTGAGCGGTTCATCGAGCGCGAATCCGCGCTCATGGGCCGCAGCTGGGCCGAGACGAAGGCCGTCTCAAGGCTCGGCGAAATGATCGCCACGGCGGTGCGCGACCGCGAGGCCATCCGCGCCGCCGCCCCGAAGTTCGCAACGGCCGCCGACAAGCACTACTGCGAGCACCTCGACCTGTCGGCCGCCCTTGCCAAGGCGAAGCGGCTCTCCGACGAGGCCGAGGCCCGCGAGCGCCACGCCGAGCAGATGCAGCGGGAGGCCGAGGATCGCGTGGCCCGCGCCATGGCCCAGGCCAAGGCGGCCGAGACCGCCCGCGTCCCGCGCCGCGCTAAGGCGTCCGCTCCCGAGGTGCGCGAATGGGACTTTCGCTTCCGAGCCACGAAGGCCCAGGCGACGATGATCGCTGAATATGCCAAGTCCATCGGCGTGGTGAGCGACGGCATAAAGGGGGTGGCGTAGCATGGGCGCGGGAGATCTCTCCATTTGGCAGGAGCAGCAACTGGCGAGGCTGCGCGAGCCGTTTCCTGACGATGTGGTGCAGCTCAAGCCCGTCTACGTCGGCGAGTACGACGTGAACGACGAGGGCAAGAGGTTCGTGCCGCCGAGCGCGGTACAGCTGTGCCCGCGTTGCGGCAAGATGCACGCCCTTCCCGCGAAGCACTTCCGGTACATCGGCCACGCCCTTGTGACCGAGCGACTCAACGAGGTCGACCCATCGTGGTCGATGCACCCCATGGCCGTCCGCGACTCAGGCGAGCCTATCACCACGGGCGGCCTGTGGATACGCCTGCGCGTGTGTGGCGTCGAGAAGATCGGCTTCGGCGACGCCGGCGGCAAAACCGGCCCCGACGCTATCAAGGAGATGATAGGCGACGCCATCCGCAACGCCGCCATGCGTTTCGGGTGCGGGCTTGCCATGTGGATGGACGATGACGATGAGGTGACGCCGCACCCGGGCGGGGATGGGCGGCCGCCCTTCAGCGCCCGCCTCGGCGCTCGGGCCACCAAGGCTCAGCGAAGGCTTGCCAAGGCCATAGGCGTTATCCATGAGTCCTGTGTCTACGACGGCAACGACGTGGCCGACGGCATCCTTGTCGAGTTCGGCAAGCCCTATTACAAGATGAACGAGCGCGAGGTAGACGACGCCATCGCCTTTTTGGGCGAGTCGTTCCCGATTGACGCGCCGACCTGCGACGATCAGACGCCGCTTCGCGCAGGCGAGGTGGACGTCATCCGTCTGTGACGGGGCCGCTGCTCACCAGCCGCATATCGGCGCACAACATGAGGGGTGCAGACCACCTGCCAGGTTGGTGCGCCGTATGCGGACGGCCATACCCCGAGCGGCACCATGTGGTTGCCCGCTCACTCGGCGGTGCGCTCGGCCCCATGGTGCACCTGTGCGGCAGAGGAAACGCACTCTACGACGCCGATATGCGCATTTTGCACCACGGTGCCGCAGAGATGCACTGCCTGCATCTGTGGTGGGTAGACGGCGAGGATGCTGACATCGCGCCGGCCGTTCGCGGCTGGCAGAGCGCGTTCTGGGCCTATTTGCTCACCGATGAACCAACCGATCCATGGGACGCCCTGCGCCTTTCCGGCTGGCGTCCCTTCCCATGATAAAAGGAGGTGACGAATTGATCGTCACTATAAGCAGAGACGAACTGCTAAGGGCGATGTCTAGGCCCTGCAAGATAGCCAAGGGCCAGAGCGAGAGCCACCTGGCCTGCGTCCTGATCGAAGCGCGCGGAGACGAGCTTTCGGTGGAGGCAAACGACCTCTACGAGTCGTGCTCGGTGACCGCCCCGGCCATCGTGGAGGAGCCGGGAAGCGCGCTCGTGAGCGGAAAATCGCTCGAAGCAATCGTTAAGTCAATGTCGGAGGGAGCGGTCACCATCGCACTTAGCCCCTCTGGTGTCTCCGTTTCCTGCGGGCGCGCCGAGTTCGGGGTGCCGTCGCTCGATCCCGCCGACTTCCCGTCGTTTCCCGCCCCTGAGTCGGGCGATACGGTCACCGTTCCGGCCGACTCCCTGGCCGCGCTCGTCAAGGCCTGCTCGTGGGCCTGCGCCGAGGAGGGCAAGGGCGCTGGCTCTGGTGCCGGCCGAAGTGTGGAGGGCGTTCTGGTCGAGGCGGGGGACGGCTCCCTCCGTCTCACTGGTACCGACGGCCTTGCCATGGTTCGCGCAAAATGCGAAGTCGAGAGCACGGGCCGTATGCGCGAGTCGTTTCCCGCTGCGATCCTGCAGACGGCGGCCGCTGCGTGCTCTGGCGGCGATGTGATCCTCACATCGTCTGGCAGCCAGTTGCGGCTGCGCGGCGAGGGGTTCGTCATGACGGCGCGCGCCTACTCTGGCGACTACCCCGAGTGCGACAGGTTCTTCTCCTTCGAGCCGTCCTGCACGGTGAGCGTCGGCCGCTCCGTAGCCCTCGAAGCCGCGCGCCGCGCGGCCGTCATCCCTGGGTCTAATCCCGTCAGGATCGGGTTCGACGACGCGGGCATGACGTTCTCGCGATCCTCCGACCGCGAGTCCATGAGCGAGTCGGTCGATGCCAATGTGTCATCGCCCTGCGAGATCGGGCTTAACGCCAAGTGCCTCGCAGCCGCTCTCGGGTGTCTCTCTGCCGGAAACGTCGAAATATCGATGACCGACCCGCTCAAGCCGTTCGTGATGCGGGCCGGATGCGTCGAAGCCTTGCTCATGCCCGTCAGGATGCGGTAAGGGAGGGGTTATGGATGCTATAGGAGACGGACGCCTTGCCCTTCTGGCCGAGTACACCCGAGGGGTTCACTACTCGTTCATCGAGGCCGTGCGCCGCGCGAACGAGGCCCTGCGTCAGCGCGACTACTACCGCGCCCGCGCCCTTGAAGCCGCCTGCGCCCTGCGCGAGGCGCAGGGCGACTGCCCCGATGACGCGGGCGACCCATGCCCCAGGGCTTTTGGGCTTTTCTGTCGCGCCTGCTGCGAGGAGATAGATAAGGGGGCGAGATACCTGTGATCGATTTGAAAAACATCGGGCAGGCTATGGCCGTGGTCGTGGCTGTCCTGGTGGTTTTGTCCGAAGCGTGCCTCGCCGGCGCGGTGTCCATCGCTGCTGGCGCATGGGTCGGCCTTCTCGTCATGGCCGCGCTTCTGGCTGCAGATGCCGCCGCCGTCGCCGTTGTGTCGGTTGTGCTGTACCGATCCATGGGGGGCGGCCGTGGTGCGGAATAACTTCGCGGCCTACATACCGCAGATCGGATGGCTCGCCTTCATCGGCGGTGCCTGGTACAGATTGGAGGTGGTCGAGCCGTGACGGCTGACTACTATGAGTTTCTAGCGCGCAAGGCGGTCACCGCTCCGCGAAGCGGTTTCGACCCCGGCGACGCTGTGTCGCCGGTGCTATTCCCGCACCAGCGCGACATCGTTCGATGGTGCCTCAGGGGTGGCAGGCGCGCCATCTTCGCGGCTTTCGGCCTCGGAAAGTCGCTCATGCAGCTCGAGATCATGCGTCTTATCCTTGAGCACGAGGGCGGCTGCAAGTGCCTCATCGTGTGCCCGCTCGGCGTTCGGCAGGAGTTCAAGCGCGACGCCGAGCTTCTGGGCCTGTGCCCGCAGTTCGTGCGCCGCACCGATGAGGTGGTCGGCGACGGATTGTACCTGACCAACTACGAGTCCGTGCGCGACGGCAAGCTGGACGTGTCGGCGTTTACCGCCGTCAGCCTCGACGAGGCGAGCGTCCTTCGCTCCTACGGGTCGAAGACATACCAGTCGTTCCTCACCCTGTTCGAGTCGGTGCCCTACCGGTTCGTGGCGACCGCCACGCCCTCTCCGAACCGCTACAAGGAGCTTATCCACTACGCTGGCTACCTCGGCGTGATGGACACGGGCCAGGCGCTCACGCGGTTCTTCCAGCGCGACTCGACCAAGGCGGGAAACCTCACCCTCTATCCCCATAAGGAGCGCGAGTTTTGGCTGTGGCTCGCCACCTGGGCCGTGTTCGTGCAGCGCCCGAGCGATCTTGGGTATTCCGATGAGGGCTACGAACTTCCGCCCATCGAGGTGGTGTGGCACGAGGTGGCCATGCCCGAGGGTGCCGCCGCATCCGAGGGCCGAGACGGCCAGCTGCGGCTCATCCGCGACTCGTCGGCGTCCCTCTCCGAGGCTGCCGCCATCAAGCGGGCCACCATGGGCGCGCGCATCGCCAAAGCCGCAGAGATCGTCGCGGATTCTCCCGATGACCACTTCATCCTGTGGCACGATCTTGAGGACGAGCGACGCGAGATCGCCCGCCAGATACCCGAGGCGGTGGAAGTGTACGGATCGCAGCCGCTCGACGAGCGCGAGGACAGGATCGTCGGGTTCTCCGACGGTGAGTTCCGCATCCTGGCAACCAAGCCCGTACTGTCTGGCTCCGGGTGCAACTTCCAACGGCACTGCCACCGCGAGGTGTTCTGCGGCGTCGGCTTCAAGTTCAACGATTTCATCCAGGCCATCCACCGGGTGCAGCGATTCCAACAATCGCACCCAGTGCGCATCGATATCATCTACTCGGAAGGCGAGGGCCATGTTGTCGAGGTGCTGCGCGAGAAGTGGCGCGCCCACGACGAGCTGTGCCAGCGCATGGCGGCCATCATCCAGGAGTTCGGGCTTGCAGAGGCCGACGCGGCCTCTGCCATGCGCCGCTCCATGGGCTGCGAGCGCCGCGAAGAGTCGGGCGAGAAGTGGCGCGCGGTGAACAACGACACGGTTGACGAGACAGCCTCTATGGCATCCGACTCGGTAGATCTGATCGTGACGAGTATCCCATTCTCGAACCACTATGAGTACACGCCAAGCTACAACGACTTCGGGCACACCTCGGGAAACGGGGAGTTCTTCGAGCAGATGGACTTCCTCACCCCCGAGCTTCTGCGGGTGCTGCGCCCTGGGCGCATCTATGCCTGTCACGTCAAGGACAGGATCCTCTTCGGCGGCGTCACCGGCGCGGGGCTGCCGACGGTAGACCCGTTCCACGCGCAGGTGATCACACACTGCACGGCCCACGGCTTCGATTACATCGGCATGATCACGGTGGTCACCGACGTGGTGCGCGAGAACAACCAGACGTACCGCCTCGGGTGGACTGAGCAGTGCAAGGACGGCACGAAGATGGGCGTCGGCTGCCCCGAGTACGTCCTGCTTTTCCACAAGCCTCAGAGCGACCGCACGCGCGGCTACGCCGATGTTCCCGTGTCGAAGGACAAGGACTGCTACACCCTGGGGCGCTGGCAGACCGACGCTCACGCCTTCTGGCGCTCGTCGGGAGACAGGCTCCTCGAAGCAGCAGACTTCGCCGATATGGAGATGAGCGAGCGCTGCCGCCTGTTCCGCGACTTCACGCTGTCCCATGTTTACGACCACGAGTGGCACGTGTCCCTGGCCGACGCTATGGCGGCCGCAGGGCAGCTGCCGACCACGTTCATGGCGCTCGCGCCGGCATCGTGGCACCCCGACGTGTGGACTGACGTGGCTCGTATGCGAACGCTTAACACCGAGCAGTCGCGCAAGCGCCGCCAGAACCACGTCTGCCCGCTGCAGTTCGACATCGTAGACAGGCTCATCGAGCGCTACAGCAACCCGGGCGAGGTGGTGTTCGATCCCTTCGGCGGCCTCATGACGGTGCCGCTGCGCGCCGTGCGCGCTGGAAGGCGCGGCGTGGGCACGGAACTCAACCCCGCCTACTTCGACGACGGTGTGGCGTACCTGCGCGCCCTCGACGCCGAGGCAGACGCTCCTACCCTGTTCGATCTTGGCGGTTCGGCATGATGCGCGGCTCTTCTAGGGGGCGGTTGTTATGACCGTGTACGACGTTCCAACCTGCCCGCCAGAGCCGCCCGATGCGACCGCTCACATGGCGTGGTGCGACCGCTGCTCCCACTGGATCGAGTGCCCCTGCGGCTGTTGCTACGGGTGGTGCAGCGCTGGCGGCGAGTTCTGTAAGCCCGATGACCGCGAGGAGTGCTATCTGTTCTGCGGAGTGCCGCCCAAGCAGCCAGACCCCATCGGGGTGTATTGGTGAGAGAGGCCATTGAGAGAGGAGGTGCCCATGAACCTGGCGCAGGATAGCGCCTTTTGGAGGATGAGGCCCGAGACCATGGGCCTCATTGTTTCCGCGCTCTCGGCCGAGCGCAGGGACGCCGTGTGGCCGCGCCTGCTCGCACCTATGTGCTCGATGGTGCGAGGCTCGGGCAAGCTCGGCGAGCTAGAGACGGAATGGCTTGACCAGTGGCTGCTATACGAGGCTGGCAGGGGGGATCTGTGTCCGCAGGATGTGCAGACGGTTCAGATGTCCATTGCCGATGCCGCGCTGGCGCTCGGCTACGGCAGCGCGCCTGTGGCCGACGTGGTGGCTGTGCGCGCCATCCGCGCCCTTCGTGAGATCGGTGTTCTACGCCTCGTCCACAAGGGCATCAAGGGCCACTCGTCGCTCTATGCGGTGATGCCCCTGCCGCCGCTTCAATCCGACTGATTCCCTAACAGTTGCCACGAGAAAACACAAGGGAATTTTGGTGCTCTGCGGTTGCAGATTCACTAACAGATCAACGGGCTTTCAGTTAGGGAAACGCTGCTGTTGCAGGACAGAATTCCCTAACAGTTACTTAAAGGAAGCGTAGGGAATTTTCGGGTGAAAATTCCCTAACAGTTGGAGCGGATTCCCTAACAGTTGAGGGGCAATTCCCTAACAGTTAGCCAAGGTTTTGCTGGGAACTTTTCCGATATCCAGATTTATCCAGAGCTATAGAGGAAGAGATGCAGTGAAGAATGGGTCGCGACCTGTGAAAGCGAGGGAGTCTCGCTCGTGGCACTTTCGCACGCATTTCGGAAAGGAATACGAATGCACGTCTTCATCGTCACCGATGACACCTACCAGCAGCGTCCGTCACTGGCGTTCTTGAGCCATGAGGATGCCGTGACTGCGGCCCAGTGCGCCTACGGGCTGTCTGCCTGCGGTGCGGAGAATCATGTCCTCTCCATCCCGCTGCTGTTCTCAGATCCTCCCGGTCTCGTCACACTCGCCGACATCGATGAAGAGCAGCATCTCGTCAGCGCTAAGGCGCGATCTGGCGAAGATTCGACCACTGACTAGCAAACCAAAGAAATGGGGCCTCAAATCGCCCCAGAATCGAGGAAAGACATGGAGCGGAAAGATCCCAAGGACATGACCGCCAGCGAGCTGCTGCGTTGGGCTGCCAACGGCGAGCCCAACGAGTACGGAAACACCACTACCCCTCACAAGCTGTTTACGGCTCTCTGCGGCAAGCCGTACTGCAACACATCCTATGACGAGGATGCGCGCAGCATCCGCGCCCTCGCCGACAAGATCGACGCCGAGATCGAGGCGGCCCGCGACGAGTCATTCTTGTCGCACGTCGATTCGCTCATCAGTCTGTGTGGCTATCCCATCCGCCGAAAAGGCGAGGAAGTGTTTGACGAATGGATCGATCGCTGCTTCATCCCTCGCCACCGCTACGAGGACGGCGAGACCGTGCAGTTCGGCGACCGTGACATCGACTGGGACGACACAGATGAGTGCCGAGCCCCGGGTGTGCAGTGGGTGGCGACTGCGGTAGATTGCAACGGCAGGATCCTCGCCACGGCATATGACAAAATCGTCGCCGTTGCCAAAACGGACGAGTACGGCCGCGTGAAGCGCCGCGTTCCCGAGGTGCCGGGAGCCGACGGGCTGCCCATCGAGGAGGGCGAGACAGTGTGGGACACGGAGAGCGGAAAGGAGCTCAGCGTCTGCGCGATAGCCAACGCCGACGCCGGAATGATCCAGTGCTCCGACGACGATGGCTACTGCGAGGACTACGACGCACGGCACCTGACCCACACCCCGCCCGACACCCAGCAGCGCATCGACGCCGATGCGCTGAAAAGCACCGCCTCCTACTGGGATTGTCTCGGCAGGAGCTGCGTAGATTGCCCTGCAGAGATCGACGATAAGAGACCCTGGGAGCGATGTGGCGCCAGCAGCTGCGAGCAGGCCCAGCTGCTCGACCTGCTCCGCCGCCAGCGCGAGCTGGACGCCCGCAAGGGAGGTGTGAAATGAGCGAGTTCACCAAGGGCGACTACGTAGTGCACATCAACGAGTTCGGCGATGGAGACTACGGGCGCGTCGCATCCGTGGTCGATGGCGGCAGGGTGTTCGTATGCTTCACAAGCGGCTGCACGGCCTCGGCGTGCGACCCCGCGCACCTCAGAAGGGTCGAGCCACGCGCATGGATGGGGCAGGTAGGGTTCGGCTACCACCGCTTCGACGACGAGTGCCCCGACTACGACCCTGGGTGCTGCGCGGCGTACTGCCCGGAGAAGGGAGGCGAGTAGCCATGGCGTACATCTACATAAGCGGCTCCGTGACGGGCTGCGAGAACCGCAACTTCGACGCGTTCCGCGAGGCGCAGAGGACGCTGGTCGATGCCGGCCACGTGGCCATCATCCCGCACCAGTTCGTCGTTCCGTCTGCGACTCACGAGCAGGCCATGCGCGCGTGCATCAACGAGCTGACGTGGCGTTTCGGCGGCTTCTCTTACGACGGCGTGGCCCTCCTCGAAGGCTGGGAGCAGTCGGAGGGCGCGAGGCTTGAGAAGGCGGTGGCCGAGGCGTGCGGCATCCTGTGCATGACCGTGGACGAGTGGATAGAGGAGGCGATCTGATGGCGATCAAGAACTACTCTACGAAGGTGGCGGCGAGCAAGACCGTCGGAGAGGTGATGGAAATGCTGGCGTCCCACGGGGCCGACTCTATCAACATCGAGTACGGCGAAGACGGCCCGCTGGGCGTGGCGTTCAGGCACTCGGGAAGCGTCTACCGCCTCCCGGCACGCCCCGAGGCCGTGTCGCGAATCCTCAAGGAGCAGGGCAAGCCCTGCAACGGTGGTCAGGCGTCCAACGTCGCCTGGCGCAACGTCAAGGACTGGATCGACGCCCAGATGGCCATGGTGGAGACGGGGCAGGCCGATCTGGCCGAGGTGATGATGCCCTACATGCTGGACAACAAGGGGTATACGCTCTACGAGACCATGGCGGGCAGGATGCTGCCCGGGGAGGAGGCGCGATGAGCGAGTCGAGAAGCTGCGGGACGTGCGGCCGGTACGTAGACCTGCCCGTCGAGGACGGCGACCCCGGAGACCGCATCGGGGTGTGCCCGTGCGCGTGGCTGGTCGACCTTGCGGAGTCGCGCCCCCTGTTCGACGGGCTGTACCCGGATGACGATGCCTGCGAGATGTGGGTGCCGGAGCAGAGCGGCGAGCAGCTGGTGCGCTGCCGCGACTGTTGGAACTGCGCCGTTGCAGCCGACGGGAGCGGCCCGTACTGCGCGCACTGGTCGCGCAGGGTGCCCTGGGACGGGTACTGCCATCTGGGAGAGCGAAAGGAGGAGCGATGAGCGATGAGCTGAAGCCGTGCCCGTTCTGCGGGGGCGATGCGACAGAAGGCCCAGTGTTCGTGACCAGGATGCCGAGCGGCGACATAGGCTGGGTCGGCTGTGTTCCCTGCGGCGTGTTCGTCAACTACACGCACGGCGAGGGCGGGAGGAGAGAGGCCGTGAGGGCCTGGAACACCCGCGCCGAGCGCACGTGCCGTCCAAAGGGCGGAGTCGGCGGATGGTTCTGCTCGGAGTGCGGCGTGTTCGTCAACAACGACTGCATAGCTGACGCGCAGCGTTGGATCGCGCCCCGGTACTGCCCGAACTGCGACGCCAAGGTGGTGCGGTAGATGGAGCGCCCGTACGAGATACCCGACCCGTTGGAGGTCACGCCATGGCGCGAGCGCGAAAAGGAGCGGTGGTTCGCCGAGAACCGCACGGGCAGGAAGTGCACGGCGGTCATAGACGAGCCGAGGGGATGCCTCTGCTGCGTGTTTCACACCGCTCGGTGGAGCTGCCCGCCGTGGGGCGGGAAGATCGTCATGTGGGACGGGCACGCAAAAGCGAACACCTGCGGCATCTACTGCACCATCGCGCGCAACGGCATCGTGTCGGTGATCGACCGCGACGACCGCGAGTTCAAGCCCGATTGGTGCCCGCTCGCGCCCGTGGAAGAGGAGGCCCCGTGCTAGCCCGAGCCGCCCTAGCGGCGATTATTGTTCCATTGGCACTCGTGTGTTTTATGAGCGCTGCCGAGATACGGAGGTGCTGTCGGTGAGATACGTGAGCTTATTTAGCGGCATAGAGGCCGCGAGCGTCGCTTGGGAGCAGCTCGGATGGGAGCCGGCGGCGTTCGCCGAGATAGAGCCGTTTCCATGTGCGGTGTTGTCGCACCGCTTTCCGAATGTGCCCAACCTCGGCGATGTGACCGAGGTGGATTGGAGTCCCTATGCAGGATCAGTTGACATTGTGGTCGGGGGAAGCCCCTGCCAGGCCTTCAGCATATCAGGTGCCAGAAAAGGGCTTCTGGATGCGCGAGGTCGCCTCATGTTCGAGTACGTTAGAGCTGTTCGGGAGGTTGGCCCTCGCTGGGTTCTGTGGGAGAACGTCCCCGGCGTTCTATCGCAGGACGGCGGCAGCGCCTTCGGATCGCTCCTCGCCGCGCTGGAAGACTGCGGGTACGCTCTGTCGTGGCGAGTTCTCGACGCTCAGTTCTTCGGAGTGGCCCAGCGACGCCGCCGTGTGTTCGTTGTCGGACATATTGGAGCCGATGTCGGCCCAGCTGCTGCCGTACTGTTTGACGAGGGCATCTGCCCTGGGAATTCTGGAACGAGCAAGGCGAAGAGGGCGAGCCTTGCCGGCGTTTTTGAGGGAGGCGCTGACGTGGTGGGTCGAGAACGCAGACCGTCTGCGGGGGGGGGCACCTTCTAGCATTTAAGCCGAGTCCTGGCGCAGGTGCGGGATCTGTCGGTGCGTCGGCCGACCTATCGCCAACGCTCATGACCGATCACAACCCCGCCATAGCCATCGCCTACGACACCACACAGATCACGTCATCCGATAATGGAAGCAACCCTGCCGACGGCGATCCGTGCCACGTGCTCTCCTCTAGCGGTCATCCTCCGCTGCTGTGCATGGCTGGCGACGAGGCTAAGTCGTCGGTCGATGACGACCTGTGCGGCACGCTTAAGTGCGGGGGGGGGGTCTCCAATCGTCGCGGTTTCGGCAGCAACGGATCGCAGCTCGTCGGTACCCTCGCCGCCAGGGACTACAAGGGCGTGTGCGACCAGGACATCTCGCAGGGCAAGGTGATCCTGCAATGGATGTGACAGACGCGATCGCTTCAGCAAGGTTCCTTGTTCGCCGGCTCACGCCCACCGAGTGCGAGCGATTGCAAGGCTTCCCCGACGGGTGGACTCGCATCCCGTACCGAGGCAGGCTGCCAGACGAGTGCCCAGATGGGCCGCGGTACAAAGCCCTCGGCAACTCGATGTGTGTGCCGTGCATGAGGTGGATAGGGGAGCGAATCCAGATGGTAGACGCCGTATTGTGCGACGATATCTCGGAAAGCGGAAACGCCAGATACCAACGGGAAAGTAACGGTATAATGACGGAACCTTGAAAACCGAATAGTGGAAGGACTGGCACATGGCCGACGGAACCGAACGCGCGCAAGAGATCCTCGACGGCTACGGCATAGCCTGCGACGAGCTGGCGAGCCTGACCGAGGAGCACGACCGCATCATCAGCGCGCTCTACTCGATCACTTCCGACCCGTCCTCATCGGGTGGAGGATCGTCGGCCGACAAGCTGGGCGGCGGTGTCGCGAGGCTCGTAGACCTCTGCAAGAAGATCGACGGCGAGATCAAGCGATACATCGCAGCCAGGGACGAGGCGCGCTCGCTCGTACGGGCCGTCATGCGCGAGAACATCCAACTCGGCCAGTGCCTCCACTACCGCTACATCGACAGGGACAGGCCGACAATCGCCGCCTACCGCATGGGATACTCTGATCGTAACTACCGGCGCGTGCACATCCGCGCACTGCAACTCGCGCAGGAAATCATCAATCACGAAGCCGCACGGTAAAGTTGTCCGCAAATGTCCGCTAAACCTGTGATATGGTGTAGCCAGTCAGAAACGGGGAAGGGGCGAAAGCTTCAGAACCGACAATAACGAAATCAGCATAAGGGACGCGAGAGCGTCCCTTTTCTTTTGCCCAGAAACGGAGCGAGGATATGCGCGTGCCGACCGACAGGCCGCTCGCCTCGTGGATACGCGAACTCATCGCCATGGGAAGGCTGTACCGATTCTACAAGACGGACGAGTGGATAGAGCTTGCCGGCAGCGTCATGGATGCCGCGCGCCGCGAGTGCGAGTGGTGCCGCGACAATCCAGGCAAGCCTGTGCGCGCCACGTGCGTCCACCACGAGATGGAAGTGAGAGACCATCCCGAACTCGCGCTGTCCCGCACCTACACCGCTGCCGACGGCACGGAGAGAAGAAACCTCTGGGCCATCTGCGACGCCTGCCACAACAGGGCGCACGGCAGATTCCAGGGAGCGCGTAAGAAGCGGGGCGATGAGAAGCCGCTGACGCCCGAGATGTGGTGAATGCGGTATCTGAGTCCACCTGATGCGAGATCGGCCCCCCAGCCCCCCTTGGGGGTCTTCTAAAGAACCTCTGGCAACGGGGGGAGATACCCGACAAGTTAGAAAATTTTCCTTTTTTGGCCAACTTTTGAGAGGAGGTGATGCCGTGGCCGGACGACACAGACAACCCGTGGACGTTCTGGCGGCTCGCGGAAAGACCCATCTGACGCGGGCCGATTACGAGGAGCGCAAGGCCTCGGAGGTCGAAATGCCCATCGACTTGCGCGACATCGAGCCGCCCGAGTACCTTTTCCAGTGGCCCGACCGCGTGGCCGACTTCGACCGGTACGCCAAGATGCTCGCGCGACTGATGCCCGACAACTTCGGCCAGCCTGACGCCGACCTCTTGGCGCGCTACGTGGTTTCCGAATCGCTCTACGAATCGTTCACCGCCCAACTCGTCGGCCTGTCGGATCCGTCGGACATCAAGATGATGCAGATCGCCCAAGACCGCGCGTTCAAGCAGGCCCACACCTGCGCCTCATCCCTGGGCCTCACCGTGACATCGCGATGCAAGCTCGTCGTTCCGGTCGATGAGGACGATGGCGGCGAAGAGGAGTTCTGACCTACGCCCCCGCAAGAGGCGGCGCATCGACTGCCCCGAGATCATCGAATGGATGAGGCTTGTTGAGACCGGCGGCATCGAGGCCTGCGAGGAGCAGCACCAGCTCGTGGCCCACGTTCGGAACGTCTTCGCGACCGAGGAACTGATCATCGACTACGAGCGCATCGAGCGCTACATGGGATATCAGAAGTACTTCCCGTTCGACCTGCTGCCGTGGGAGAAGTTCTGCTTTACGCTGTTCATGTGTGTGTTCAAGGCTGACGGCACCCCCCGCTGGGACGAGATGTTCATCTACGTCGGTCGCGGCGCGGGCAAGAACGGCTTTGACGGCTTCGTTGCATTCTGCGCCATCACTGGCGTCAACGGTATCAGATCCTACGACGTGGACATCTGCGCGAACTCCGAGGAGCAGGCCAAAACATCATTCGATGATGTGTACAACATTTTCGAAGAGCCAGACAACTTCAAGAAGTTCAAGCGGTCGTTCACGTGGAACCAGATCGTCATCACGAGCAAGTCAACCAAATCTCGCATCAAGTACCGCACCGACAACCCGAAGAGCAAGGACGGCCTACGATCCGGCATGGTCATCTTCGACGAGGTGCACGCTTACGAGAACTGGAAGAACATCAACGTATTCACCACGGGTCTCGGCAAGAAACCGCACCCGCGCCGACTGTACACTACCACCGACGGCGATGTTCGCGACGGCGTTCTCGACTCGCTGAAGAGCAAGTCGAAAAAGATCCTCGCCGGCGAGAAGCACGACAACGGGTTTCTGCCCTTCATGTGCAAGCTCGACCGCCCCGAGGAGGTCAACGACCCCAGCAAGTGGGAGAAGGCGAACCCCTCCCTGCCGTACCTGCCCATCCTTCGCGCCGAGATCGAGAAGGAGTACGCCGACTACGTAGAGAATCCTGTCGTCAACTTCGACTTCATGGTCAAGCGCATGAACTGCCCGACCCAGGCGCAGGAGGGCGCGGTCGCGAAATGGGACGACATCTTGGCCACGCGCCGCGAAGTCCCCGAGCTTTACGGCTGGCCGTGCATCTGCGGAATCGACTTCGCCAAGACAAACGACTTCGTGGCCGCAGTACTCCTGTTCCGCGACGGAAACAGCTACTACGTCCTGTGTCACACATGGGTATGCAGACAGTCGGCAGACCTCGGGCGCATCAAAGCGCCCCTTGAGGAGTGGGAGGCTGCGGGCCTCCTCGAATTCGTTGACGATGTGGAGGTGTCGCCCTGGCTCGTGACCGACTGGCTGCACGCCCAGATGCGGCTCTACGACGTGCTCAAAGTCGCTATCGACAGCTACCGATATTCGCTGCTCAAGCGTGAGCTTGAGTCAATCGGGTTTTCTGACGGCGACAAGACCGTGAAGCTGGTTCGGCCGAGCGACGTCATGCTCGTGCAGGTCAAGATCAACTCGCTTCTCGTTAATCAGTCCATCGCCTGGGGCGAAAACCCGCTCATGCGGTGGTACACGAACAACACGAAGCTGGTGCCAGCGGCGCACGGCAATTTCACCTATGGCAAGATCGAGGAGAAGTCACGCAAAACAGACGGCTTCATGGCCTTCGTGGCGGCCATGACCCAGGAAGGAGAACTGCCCGAATGCAACGAGATCGAGTTCATCGAGCCTTTGGTCGTGTAGGAGGTGGTGCCTAGTGAATGTCATCGACTTCCTCAATCTTCGCATCACGACGGACGAGATCGATCCTGCCGCCGGCGCGAGCCTTGGGGATAATGCCGCCATGCTCTACTTCAAGGCGGCGGCGACCGATACCGCCATCGGGTATGTAGCAGACTCCATTGCGAGCTGCGAGATGCGCGTGATGGATCGCGGCGAGCCGAAGCGGGGTCACCTCTATAGGATGCTCAACTTAAGGCCCAACCCTGTCATGAGCGCCTATCAGCTCAAAATCGGCATGATCTACAAACTGATGACCGTGGGCGAGGCCCTGGTGGTGCCTATCGGGAGCGGTTTGTACCTCGCCGACGGATTTAACAAGAACGACACCGACTATGGAATCGCGATGTTTGAGAACGTAACCGTCAACGGATACCAGATCAGACGCCGCTATAACTCGGGCGAGGCCATCTATCTCACCTTCGGCAACCAGCGTGTCAAGCGCCTAGTTGACGGGATGTATGAGGCCTACGCCAAGATGATGAGCGCTGCTGTGGACGGATACCAGGCAGGTGCTGGCACGAAATGGAAGCTCACCGTCAATCAGGGCGGCACTGGCGACCGCCAGTTCAACAAGGCCGCCGACGAGCAGCGAAACGACCCTCGCGAGATGCTGCAGAAGTTCATCAGGGGCGCGAACTCGGTCTACTTCGAGACGCGCGGTCAGGAACTTAAGGAGATCGACGTGAAGGGGTGCCCCTCCGACGATCTCATCAAGATCCGCAAAGACGCCTTCGAGCTTGTGGCAAGCATCTACAAAATCCCTCAGTCGATGCTCTTCGGAAACATGACGAACTTGGACGAGATCACGCGCGTGTTCCTCACGTTCACGGTCAAGCCGCTCGCCAAGCAGATATCCGAGGAGCTGACCGCAAAGTTGTTCGACCCCATCTCGTGGTTACAAGGCTGCGAGATCGTGGTCGATACGTCGCGTATCAAGTACATCGATATCTTCGATAGCGCCCCGTCCGTCCAGCAACTGCTCGGGGCTGGCTACTCCATGGACGAGCTGCGTGAATACCTCAACCAGCCGACCATCGGAACGGAAGAGTCCCAGCAGCACCTCATCACCCGCAACTTCGGGCCTATCGACGAGGTGCTGCGCCAAGTCATCCAGGAAAGGGGGTGAGAAATGAAAAGATACTTCTCCCTGAAGAAGGAGGGTCGATCCGCCCAGCTCGACATCTACGGCAAAATCACCTCGTGGCCGTGCGACGAGTCAGACATGAGCGCCGCCACTCTCTCCAAGCAGCTAGAGGAGATCGGCGACGTTGACGAGATCGCCGTGCATATCAATAGCTACGGGGGTGAGGTCAAGGAGGGCATCGCTATCTACAACGCCCTGCGCTCGCACAAGGCGCGCGTCAAGACCGTCTGCGATGGCATGGCGTGCTCCATCGCGTCGGTCATCTTCATGGCTGGCGACGAGCGCGTGATGTACGAGGCATCTCTGCTCATGATTCACAACGCGTGGGCTTCTGGCTCCGGCAACGCCGCAGAACTGCGCAAGCAGGCAGACGATCTGGACGTCATCACCGACGCCTCCAAGGCGGCCTATCTCTCGCGGGTATCAATCGGTGCCGAAGAGCTGACGGCGCTTATGGATGCCGAGACGTGGATTACCCCCGAGGCCGCCGTTGACATGGGTTTCGCCACATCCATCGACACGTTGGAAGGGGACGCCAATCCCTCCCAGTGCGCGCTCCGCGCCCTCGTGGCACTGGCCGCCGCCAAGTCGGCCGAGGATGCCGACGAAGATGGCGACGACCCCGGCGATGCTGATGACCCCGATGACGCGGGCGGCGATGAGGAACCCGATGACCCCGAAGATGGGGCCGATGAGAACGAAGAGCCAAGCGAGGCGCTCCAACGACTGGGGCGCTTTTTTAATGCCATCAACCAATAGAAGGGAAGTTAAATGACCATCAAGTTCGCCAACATGGAGGCCTGCGAGCAGCTGTCCGAAGCCATGCTCGCTAAAGAGGCAGATCCGAGCGCGCTGGCGCTCGCCTGGGCCGCCTACGCCGAGTCTATCGCAGATGAGCTGCGCGTCGAGTTCGAGCAGCACGGCCCCAATATCGACGCCGCCGCCATGGAGTCTCGCGGCTACCGCGTGCTGACCGCAAAGGAGACGACGTGGTACGAGAATGTGGCCCAGGCCCTGCGCGAGTCTAAGACCGAGCAGGCGTTCATCAACATCATCGGCACCGACGACCAGGACACCCTCATGCCGCCGACCATCATCCAGGATGTGTTCTCCGACATCCAGAAGGAGAGCAAGCTGCTCGCGAAGATCGGATCGCAGTACGTCGGCTACGCGACAAAGTTCATCATGAATGACGCGTCCGTCCAGATGGGAACGTGGAACAAGGTCACCGCCGAGATCACCAAGGAGATCGAGGGCGCTATCAAGGTCATTTCCATGGAACAGAGCCGCTACACCGCCTTCTGTATCATCCCGCTCGACGTGCTGGACATGGGGCCGCAGTTCCTTGACGCGTTCATCCGCGCCCTCATGGCCGAGTCTATGATCTACGGCCTCGAAGAGGCCATCGTCAACGGCTCTGGCGTCAATAAGCCCATCGGTATGATGCGCAATCCTGACGGCGCATTCGACCAGACGAACGGGTATCCCGAGAAAGAGGCCATCAAGGTCACATCCTTCGCTCCCGAGGAGTACGGCCCGCTGCTCTCCAATCTTGCCAAGACCCCTACGGGCCGCCAGCGCGTGTTCAGTGACGTTATCCTTGTGTGCAGTATGACTGACTATCTCAACAAGGTCATGCCCGCCATCACCGTGCAGTCCACCATGGGCGGCTATGTCTCCAACGTGTTCCCGTTCCCTACCGAGCCCATCCCTGCCGCCACGGTGCCCGAGGGTAAGGCTATCATCGGCATCCCGAAACTCTACAAGCTCGGCATCGGCGGCTCGCGAAACGGCATCGAGTACGACGACTCGTTCAAGTTCCTCGATGACTGCCGCACCTTCAAGGCGATCCAGCACGCAGCCGGCCGCCCCTACGACAACATGAGCTTCATTGTGATCGACATCTCCGAGCTTGAGCCTGCCTACATCACGGTTCGCAATGTGGCTGCTGGCGCTGGCGTGCCGAGCGTGTAGGCCATGGCTGCCGACAACATCCCGGCGGTGGAGTGCGCGCTGTTCCAGCAGGTTATGCGCAAGCTGAAGATCACCTGGGAGGATGAGGAGACCGCGCACCGCGTGCGCGACGAGATCATTCCGAACGCCGAGGCGGCCCTGAGACGCCGCCTCGGCATCCCTGATAGCGCGGACTTCCCCTTCGCTAACCCCGGGCCAGAGAACATCCTTCTTGAGAACCACTGCTGGTACGACTGGTACGACGCATTGGAGGAGTTCCACGAGAACTACTTCGATCTCATCGAGGAGTGCCGGCGCAGATGGGAGGTGATGCAATATGCCGCTGAAAAGAAAGCGGAAGGCGCAGACCCTCTCTGACGGCGTGGCCGACTTCTACCGAGACCGTCCAGACCGCAGGACTCCGTTCGGTGCGGCCATTGCGCCCAAGAGTGCCGATGATATGGACTTCATCGCGCGGCTCCACTTCTCGCGCGAGTCGAAGCGCGAGAGGGATTTCGACTTCGCTGAGCAGCGCGGGTTCACCCTCGCTCAAAAGGTCAAGTGCCACCGCGTCTCCGGGATCGACAGCTCGTGCCGCGCGGTCATCGACGGGGCGCTCTACGGCATCGCCCACATCGACGATGACGGCCCATTCATGTTCGTCTACCTCGAAGGCGGCTCTCCATTCCCGCCTGGGGAGGTGAGCGACATTGGAACCGATTTTGCAGGCGATCAGTAAGGCGCTTGAGGATGCCGACGAGAAGTCGGTTTTCTACGGCGTAGCCACCGGTTTCGACATGAAGAGATCGGATCCGTGGAACTACACCGTGTACTCTCGCGACAGCATTGACCCTACCGTGAACAAGACGGGAAAGACGCGCCACTACACCGTGGCCGTCACGCGCGAGAACTACCTGCCCGACGAGGTGCTTGAGCGCGTGGTGGAAGCACTCGGCTCCATCCCCGGGGTGCGCATCTCTGGCAGCATCGGCTACGAATACGCGGTCAACCCAGGTACGGGAAACCCTGTGGAGCAGGCTATCATCACACTCGCAAAGGCAGAGAAGCGATGAGTGGCTTTATGCTCGACGCTGACTCGGCAAAAGAACTTGAGGAACGCGTCCGCGCCTTCGGCCAGGGCGCTGAGGATGTCGTCAATGGCGTCCTGCACGCCGAGGCCGGCCCGCTCATCTACGAGCGCATCAACCCGCTCATCCACCCGTCGGGACGCCGGTTCAAGGGCCACCCTGCGTCTGCGAAGTCCTCCAAGTGGCCCGTTTACAGGACTAACGAGAATCTGGCTGTGACTGTCGGCACAGCGCGTAGATTCTCGTATCTTTATTTCCCCAACGACGGGGTCAACACGAAAAGACACGCAGGCGAGCAGCACTTCATGTTCAGGGGCGCGCGGGACGCATCCCGATCCGTCATGGAGCGCTGCATCGCTGCGCTTACAAGAGAATTGGATCATTAAATGGCAAAAGCAATCCTGGAGACGGTGTTCTCCGAATACGAGGTGTACCGCCTCAACATGATCTTCCCTGCGCTCGCCGAGTCCGAGCAGCCCGAAGTCGGCACCATCAAGTGCATCGGCACCCTTGAGGAGACGAGCGACGTTCGAAAAGTCGTGAAGAAGTGCCGTGGCGTCGATGCCAAGGTGGTCACCATCGGCGCGGGCACGGGCACGCTCAAGCTCACGCTCCACATGCCTTGGGCGCTCTACGTCAAGGCGCTCGCCATGGACGCCGACAAAGATCTCATCGAGGGCGTGGTCGCCTACGGCCGTAAGTCGATTCATCCCGAGTTCGCGATGACCGCCCACGTCAAGGACGAGGATGGCATCGAGAAGTACAAGGCATGGCCGCGCTGCGTCGTCACCAACGGCCCGTCGCGAAAGGTCGAGAACGGGGCCGAGGAGGTGGCTGAGATCGATCTTGAGCTGTCCTTCATGCCAGACGACTACGACAACGGCGTGTACGAGGCGCTTTCGGCGAACCTCAAGGACGATACGGTGAAAACAGGGTGGCTCCAGGGCTTCACCCCCGACATGGTGCACGCCAAGGAGGTGGAGTAAATGGTAGCTCCCAAGAAGGCCCCCTCTAAGGCCGCGCAGGTTGCGCCCGACGCCGCCGATCAGGTCAAGACCTCTCCCGACCCCGTGCCTGATGCTGATAGTCAGACCGACCCCGCGCCCGACGCCGGCGACCATACGGCGGCCGCTTCCCCGCATATGGTCGATGTTATCGTCCTGCACGAGTTCAACGATCTGGCCGAGGGGGCGCGCCGCCATGTCGGAGACCGCATCAGCATCACCGACGAGCGCGCAGCCGAGATTTTGGACACCCATAACCCCGCCCTGATCTGCATCGTCGGTGATGCTCATGAGTAAGAACATGAAGATGCCCGCCCTCAACTCGACCCGCAAGTTCGAGTTGGCAGACGGTACGGTCGTGCCGCTCACGCTGAACAACGCCCTGCTCTACCAGATCCGCTCCGAGCGAAAGTCCGACTACGACAAGTTCAACGATGTTCTGTTCAAGGGCGGTAAGGACTATTTCCAGCTCGTCGATGTCCTCTACGTGGCCTACCTCTGCGGTTTCCTTTCGGAGCACGGAAACCTCGATGAGGCCATGGACGACATCGGCTTCATGCTCGCGATGCCTGAAGACCCTATCGTCGTATCCGAAGAGGCCCAGTGGCTCATCTCCCCAAAAAAGATGAGGGATTCCGTGGCCCCCTCGAAAAGCGGACAGGGCAAATAAGGCGCAAGCTGGGGAAGGGGAGGGCATCTTCCCTTCCCAAGACATCCATTGAGGATATCGAAGACCTGTACACCAGCGTCGTGATCATATCTGGTGTGTCGGAAGAGCTCTTCTGGCACGCCGACCTGTCGTTCGTGCTCTCCGTCACCGACAACAAGCGCGCCTTCGATGAGTGGATGGCGGCTGAGCGAGACCTGATGACCGAAAGGAGGTGACACCCATGGCCAAGAAAGACGAGGCCAAAATCAAGTTTAGCGCTGACACCAAGGAGTTCAGCGACGCCATCAAGCAAGCAGGCGACACCATGACCCGTCTTCGCGGCGAGTTGAAGCTGGCCGATGCCCAGATGGCGAATACGGGCCAGAGCGTCGAGGGCCTGGCCAAGAAGCACGAGCTGTTGGCCGAGCACGACGAGGCCCTGTCGCGCAAGATCGAAGCCCTGAACGGCAAGATGGAGAAGGCCCGCGAGGTGTGGGGCGACAACTCCCAGGAAGTGCAGCGCTACACCAACATGATCACGAGCGCCCAGGCCGCCCAGGAGCGGGTTCGCGGCCAGATCGAGTCGGTGAGCGCCGCCCTCGAATCCCAGCGCGAGGCCGAGGCCCGCGCGGAGAGTGCGCTTGGCAAGCTGGGCGCGGCCATCGAGGCCCAGCAGGCCGAGGTGTCGCGCCTTGCCGATGAGTACAAAAACGCCGTCATCCAGTACGGCCGCACATCCGACGAGGCCAAGTCGCTTGAGACAGCCCTGCGCAACGCGAACGACTCTTTGGATAAGAGCAAGAGATCGATGGCCGAGGCCGAGGACGCCGCCAGAGGTTGCGCCGGCGCGTTCGACGATATGGGTGGGGCTGCCCTCGACGGGAAGAACTCCCTGGAAGAGCTGGCGGCTGGCACCATGCTCGCCGATTTCGGCGAGGCGGCCATCGACTCGGCGACAGAGGCCGTGAAGCGCCTCGTTGCGGAGTCGGACGTTGCGGCCGCCAAGATCAAGACATCGTTCGGCGGCTATGCCGCCGATCAGTTCGGGGAGCTTGAAGAGGCTCTTCACCGCATCTACGCCGGCAACTACGGCGATAGCTTCGAGGATATCGCCGATGCCGGCCGCGAGATCGTCAACGTCCTCGGGAACGATCTGAGCACCGAGTCGTTCGAGGAGCTTACCGTCCAGGCGATCATTCTCCGAGACGCGTTCGATGTCGATGTGAACGAGTCTATTAAGGCCGCCAACCAACTCATGAACCAGTTCGGGCTGGACGGGAAGCGGGCCTACGATATGCTCGCCGCCGGCTGCCAGGAGGGACTGAACGCCAACGGCGAGTGGTTCGACGCTGTGTCCGAGTACTCGGTCTACTACCAGCAGCTCGGGCTATCCGTTGACGATATGTTCAACACCATGGCCGCCGGCTCCCAGGTATTTCTGAACGGTACCGACAAGGCGGGCGATGCCATCAAGGAGTTCTCGATTCGCTCCGTTGATATGAGCAAGTCCACCGCCGAGGCCTACGCGAACATCGGCCTGTGCGCCGATGAGATGCAGTCCAGGATCTCCGAAGGCGGTGAGACGGCCCGTCAGGCGACTATCGAGACTATCGAGGCTCTGCTTGCTGAGGAAAGCCAGCTTCTGCAGAACGCCGACGGCGTGGCTCTGTTCGGCACGATGTGGGAGGACATGGGCCGCGACGGTATGCAGGCCATGTTGGGTCTTCTCGGTGCGGCCACCGACACCGCAGGCACCATGGAGGAGATCGACTCGATCCGCTACGACAACGTGTCAGATCAGGCAGAGGGTCTCAAGCGCCGCTTCGAGGACGAGATGTTCATGCCGCTCGTCGAGAAGATACAGCCCGCACTGTCGTGGTTCTTCGCGTTCGCGAACGACAACTTCGAGTGGCTCGCGCCGGTTGTCGTCGGCGTCGCCGTGGCGTTCGGGATTCTCGGCACCGCCATGGCCATATCGGGCACCATCCAGGCGGTGACCGGTGCCATGGCGTCGCTCAACATAGTCATGAGCGCGAACCCCGTTGTCATCGTCGTTGCCGCCATCGCCGGTCTTGTCGCAGCATTCGTGCTGCTCTGGAACAACTGCGAGTGGTTCCGAAATTTCTGGATCGGCCTGTGGGACGGCATCTGCCAGGGGGCATCTGCCGCTGCGGAGTGGTTCATGGCGAACGTCGTGGCACCTATCTGCGGATTCTTCGGCATGATCGGCGAGGCTGGTGCCTCCGCGTGGGGGTTCGTGAGCGAAAAGGCCCAGATCGCATGGGATACAGTCTGCAATATCTTTCAGGTCGGCGTCATGCTCGTCCAGGAAATCCTCGGCCTTGCCGTCGATATACTCCTCGTTCCGTGGAACTTCATCTGGGAGAACTTCGGCGGCGTCATCACGATGGCTTGGGACTTCATCACGTCTGTCGTCGGTGCCGGGATCGATGCCTGCTTCGCGTGGATCGACGAGAAGCTATCCCTCCTCAGGGCGGTGTGGGACATCGCCTGGGGCGCGGTGTCGTCCAAGGCGTCCGAGGTGTGGTCAGTTATTACGTCTGTCGTCTCCGCTGGCATCGACTCGTGCGCGGCCTGGATCGATGAGCGAATCCGCTTCATCCAGGACGTGTGGAGCATCGTCTGGGGCGCTGTGTCATCGAAGGCGAGCGAGATCTGGGGCGGTATCCAGTCTATTGTCTCTGCTGGCGTATCCTTCATCGACGAGCAATTCCAGAGGGCTAAGGGTGCGGCCGAGATCGTCTGGGGTGCCATCAGGCACGCCATCATCGATCCTGTCCAAGGCGCGTTCGATGCTGTGCGCGGCATTGTTGACAAGATCAAGAACGTGTTCAACTTCAACTGGAAGCTACCCGATCTGAAGCTGCCTCATATCGAGATCACAGGCGGCTTTTCGATAAGCCCGCCCTCGGTTCCCAACTTCGAACTTAAGTGGTACGCGAAGGGCGCTGTGTTCAGCCGTCCGACCGTGCTTCAGGGCCTCGATGGTAAATACCGTGGCGTTGGCGAAGCTGGCCCCGAGGCCATCGCTCCCATCCGTGTTCTGCAGAATTACGTGTCCGATGCTGTTATCGCGTCGAAGCACGGCGATGCTGACCGCATCTGCTCTGCCATCGATAGGCTTGCGGATCGGGTCACGGTTCTTGAAATCGATGGAAACAAGATCGCCGAGGCGACTGCGGAGCCGAACGACCGCGTGCAGGGCGGCCGTCAGGAACTGAGCGAAAGGGGGTTGGCGCTGTGATGTGCGAAGGATTCTCCGTGAGGGGCCGTCACCTGTGCGAGGACATGGGGCTGTGTCTGGCCAGCCGCTCGCTTTCGGCTCCGGCACAGAAGACCGCCCGGGTGTCGATCCCTTTCTCGCACGGAACGCTCGACTTCTCGTCGATCAATGGTGAGGTTTACTATGAAGATCGCGATCTGTCGTACAGCTTCGACATGATCGCCGGCAGCCCGCGCGAGCTTGAGTCGATGGTATCCGATGTTACGGCGTGGCTCGCGCCGGTGTGCGGTGACGAGCTGCGCGATGATGATGTGCCAGGTTATCACTGGATCGTGTCTGCACCGTCCATAAGCGTATCGCGCGACGAGTCGGGCCTTGCTGCCACCGTCGAGGTGGCGTTTTCTGCCTACCCCTTCGCGATGGCCGATGACGAGTCGAGGGCATCGATCTCCGTTGGTGTGAACCCCCTCGTCAACAAGGGAGGCATGAGGGCGCGGCTGTCTGTCGTGCCCGACGGCACCGTGACCATCACCATAGGAACACTGCGACAGACATTCAACGGGCCGACCGCGACGAACCTCTACCTTTCACCGGGAACGAACGAGGTGGAGGTCTCTGGCGGGTCGGCCCTCGTCTCATGGAGGGAGGGAATCCTTTAGGTGGACATCGTAACCGTCTACAACCGTGGCGCTCCCACGATCATATCCGACCAGTTCTCGAAGATTGCATCGGCCAAGATCGCCCGCGAGAAGAACTGCTTCGATTCGCTGTCGTTCACGATCTACCACGACAATCCTGGCTACGACATCCTGGTTCCGTTCTCCACCACCGTCGAGGTGGTTAACGCCGAGACTGGGGCGGTCGAGTTCGAGGGGCGCGTCGTGTCGCCAGTGCCGTCCGTTGATGACTCCGGCAAGGTGGGCAAGGCTGTCGTGTGCGAGGGCGTGGCTGGGTACCTCTGCGATTCGAGGCAGCCCTACACCGAGGAGCGGCTGTGGGAGGGTGATACCCAGCGCACCGGCCTCCAAGAGTACATCGATTACCTGCTCGGCAACCACAATGCCAAGGTGAGCGCCGAGAAGCGCGTATACCGAGGCATTGTCGATGTCGTTACATGGAAAACGACCGACAACGTAACCAAGGGCACGAACTTCGAGACCACCTGGGATTGCATCAAATCCAAGATCATCGCCGTCTTCGGCGGCGAGATGCGCGTTCGGCGCGGCGATGACGGGCGGCTCTATCTCGACTACCGCCAGAAGATCGGCTCGGTTCGCTCCACCCAGATCAGGATCGGCCGCAATATGGGGCGTGGAACTCGCAAGGTGAACCTCGACGGGCTTATCACCCGACTCTACCCGCGCGGCGCGAAGCTCAAGGCGACCGAGACCGACGAGCATGGCAACAAGCGCGAGGTGGAGACCGAGGAGCGGCTGTCCATCGCCTCGGCGAACGCCGGTGTGCCCTACATCGACGATCCCGACGGTATCCGCGAGTACGGCGTCATCGAGGGCGTCATGTACTGGGACGACGTTACCGATGCTCTGAATCTCAAGACCAAGGCAGAGAACTGGTTCGAGGACAACAAGCGCCTTCCCGTCTCCACTACGCTTACAGCCTACGATCTGTCACTGATCGGCCTCGATTACGATTCGTTCGCGCTGCTCGACTGGTACCCGTGCTACAACCCCTACCTCGGCCTCGATGAGACCTTGGAGATCGTCAAGCAGACAATCGATCTCACCGAGCGCCATAAATCGACCATCAGCTTGGGGGAGACGACAACCCTCCAAACTGTCAAGATATCAACACTCGCCGGCCTCGCCGGCGAGGTCGAAGTCATCAAGTCTCAGAGCAAGTCCACCATAGTGAACCTCAAGAACACCGTGGTGTACACCATGGCAGCCCTTGAGGTCGCCGAAGATCGCATCGTGTCAACGGTGGGGGAGCAGATCGTGGAGACGGCGGAGCGCATCGACGGAGACATATCCGTGATACGGTCGTCAGTGTCCACCCTTGAGCAGACTGCCGAGTCGATCAGGGCCAGCGTGACCCAGCTCGACGAGGAGCAGAAGATCATGCAGGCAGAACTCGACATCATGCCCGGTCAGATCATCTCCACGGTCACAACCGCCTACGAGGGCTACGTTGACGGCGAGATAAAGATCGTGAACACGGCCATCAGCGAGGTGCGGCAGACTGCCGCTGGCATCGAGTCAACCGTGAAGAGCATCCAGGCGAACTACGCCAACTGCACCACCGCCGGCGGCACCGCCGCCAAGGTCGTGACCGCCCCCGACTTCACGCTCTACAAGGGGGCCACCATCTCGGTGAAGTTCACCTACGCAAATACCGTCGCAAACCCGACGCTCAACGTGAACGGCACTGGCGCGAAGTACATCATGGTTGGCAACTCCTACATGAGCACCGAGCTCTCGTGGAAGGCCCAGGACGTGCTCTCGTTCGTCTACGACGGCACCTATTGGCGCATGACCGACTGTGGGTCGCGATCCTCGATCAAGCAGCTGTCCGACAGCATCACGCTCAAGGTCAGCAAGGGCGACGTGTCGTCGCAGCTTTCTGTGGAGAGCGGGGCCATCACCATCCAGTCGAACCGGTTCTCGTGGAACTCAACGTATTCGAGTATGAGCAAGACGGGCGTTCTTCGCGCCCAGTCGGCCGTGCTGTCGGGCACTTTCGAGTGCGGTTCGGTGTCGAACCTCCTCAAAATGCAGAACGGATCTATCCTCGGTTACGAGAACGGTGCGAACCTCGGCAAGGTTGACTTCTCCGCCCACATGGTCGATGTCGATACTGGGGTCAGGTCTGCCGGATTGCAGATCACAGGCAAGCAGTGCATCAGAATCACTACGCCGCTCATGTCCGTCGCGGCATCGTCCAGCGAATCGACCACTACCATCCACTGCCTCACTGGCACGCGAAAGGTGATCGTCGATATGTGGGACAACGGAGGCAGTATCGGATGGTCATACGGCAATGCTCGGTTCATCAACGGGTTGTGCGTCTCGTTTCCGCAGAGCGACTAGAGAAAGGGTGAGAATGGAGGATACATACTATTTTGCGATGTTCGATGGCTGGCGCGAGATCATCGACAAGCCGTCGAAGATCGCATTGTACGAGGAGCGATGCGCCATCGCCCGCGCGACGGGCGACGGGTGCGAGATCGTGTACACACCTGGCGATGGGTGGCTTATCGACAGGCCGACCGACGAGGAGCTGTGCGGCATTGAGGTCTTCTCGATGCCCATCGCCGATGTAAAAACAATGAAGGAGATCGTCTCGCTGTCGCTTGTAGACCCCGATGCCGCCCGCGCGGCCATCGCGGCCATGGAAGGAGAGTAGCTTTGGCAAACGCAATCGATCTGGAGGCGGCCGCCTTCGACATCTACGAGTACGCAATCGGCAGGTTCGCCGATCTGGGCATCGACGCGGCCATGGTCCATCTCGTCATGGCCTCGGTCATGGTGCGCATCGACGGGTTCGCGCTCGCCAATTTCGCCGCCCAGGCGCGCGAGAACGAGCGCGCGGCCATCGCGGCGCGCAGGGCTGCCGAGGAACTGGCGCAGGCGGGCGGTGATGCTGATGCGGCATGATGTAGACGTGATCGGCCGCGAGATCCATATCCCGCATAACGACCGTGCCGTCGCGAAGAACGTCAGCGTTGACACGGTGAAGCTGACATTCGACACCGAATGGGCCGAGTGCACCTCGAAGGTTGCTATTTTCAAGAACGGATCCGTCGAGTTCCGGGCGGCTGTCGACGGCGACACCGTGCAGATTCCCTGGGAGGCGCTCGACAAGCCCGGCGACCTGTACCTCTCCATCGTCGGCTATGTGGGCGAGGAGAAGCGCATCGTCACCGAGAAGATGGCGCGGCCCTACAGGGTTCGAGAGAACGGCGCGCTCGCCGGCGAGAAGCCGAGCGATCCGACCCCCGATGCCGTGCAGGTGCTTCTCAGCCAGGCTGGCACCGCCACCGACGCCGCCAACAGCGCGGCGGCCCGAGCCGAGGCCGCCCAGGAGGCGGCCGTGGCGGGGGAGTCTGCCCGCGAGACCGCCGAGGCTTCCCGCCGCACCGCAGAGACAGCGCGCGATTCTGCAGAATCTGCCAGGGTAGCGGGCGAGGCAAAGCGGGCCGCTGCCGAATCGCTCAGGGAATCGTCGGAATCGTCGCGCATCTCTGCCGAGGAAGCGCGCGCCGCAGCCGAGCTTAAGCGCATCTCTGCCGAGACGGGGCGCGAGGTCGCCGAGGCCGCGCGCGTGGTCGAGTTCGACCAGATGCGCCAGGACTTCCAGGGTATGCAGTTCATCCTGCTCTCCGAAGGGCAGTACGACCCAGATACCTCCCAGCCCACCGTCGAGGGTGATACCTCCGTCATCTACTACGTGCCAAATCCGCGTCAGACCGTCGGAGACCTCTACCTCGAATGGCGCTACCTCAAGCTGTCTGACGGATCATACCTGTGGGAGCTGATCGGCGGCCGTGACAAGCTGCCAGATGCCATCACCGTCGCCGACATCGATGCGGTGGTTTCCGGCTCCGACGTATCCAAGGCCGAGCGGTACCTGACGCTAGCTGGGCTGTCGTACCTGTGGGCGAATATCAAGGCGTGGTTCGCAGCCAAGGTGCACGCGCACGATGCCGCAGACATCGAGACTGGCGAGCTTTCCGTTGCGCACGGTGGCACGGGCGCATCGTCTGCGGCCGGTGCCCAGTACCAGATTCTCGGCGGCATGGCTGCGGCGGATTCAGTCGAGGATCCCACCTTCGTCCTCTTCCGCGAGGACGGGGCAAGCGCGACCGCCGGCGCGGTGTTCAAGGCCGCAGGTTCGCTCGTATGGAACTGGCTCGATGCGAAGATTCGGGCCACGTTCGGATTCGACGCAAACGGGAGGATCGACGGGGCGCACATCAAGCATAATGCGATTAGCTCGGATCATATCGCTGCCGATGCCGTGACATCGGCGAAACTTGCCGACGGAAGCGTGGGGAAAGACCATCTCGACACTGAAATGAGGGAGGGCTGGGAATCCCTATCACAGACTACAGACTGGATTTCGATCTTAAACGAGGGTGGCAACTCTATAAAGTATCGCCGCCTGGGCGGTCTCGTCACCGTGGTGGTCTCCATGACCGCCAAGCCGCTGGCGCAGGAATGGAACGAGATTGCAGTTTTTCCCGTAGAAATACGGCCGAAAATCGACCTCTATTTCCCCGCCATTCCGCAGTCGGGCACCACGCCGATTAAGTGCGAGATAGCTGCCGATGGCAAGCTGTGGGCGGCACCGCACGGCGGCACCGCCACGGGTTTTCTGTTTGTCGTAAGCTACATCATTTGACTGAGATAACCATCTCGCTGTGCGTGGCGTCCCAGCAGCGGATGCCACCGGCGTCCATGAGCCAGAACAGGCTCGTGCCGTCATCCATTATCATGTTTATCTGAGGGTATCCGCTCGACGCCCGTCCGAACTGCACACTGCGGACGCCGAGCAGGTTAACCTTCGATGCGCGCTGTGATAGGGATTACTGCTCTGGCATCGGGTCATTAGTGGGATACGAAATGTACCCAGCGACGTTGCTGTTCACTCCGCTGCTGTAGTTGTATACCGACACCACGGATCTGCTGACGTAGAGCCTCGCGTTTATGGAAGTGCCACCAGTGTCCGTCGGCGCGTACACCGACCAAATGGGCCTGAAGCCCTCTGGTGTGTCGCAGATCGTGTTGCTTCCAGATTGCAACGGCTCCTTGCTATCGAAGTGCAAAAAGACAGTATTGCCCACGCGCAGAAACGATGCTAGCTTGCCGAGGCTGCACGAGCGCACCGGAGGCTGTGATAGGGATTACAGCTACAGCAGCTTGACAGTGGGGACAACCCCGTTTCGAAGTCCGACCACTTGACGCTTGCCATTCGGTAGCGTCAGGTAAATCTCGATGTAATCGCTCTCGCTTGTGTACCCACGCAGCGTCACATCGCTACAATTGACCGCCTTTACGCAACTCTGTGATAGGGATTACGACGACACCCCAATTACAAGGCAGAACACGCCGAACTCGCTCCCGACCGTCAAGGGAGTGTGGGTCAACAGGTACGGCGTGATCGAATCGGCCGAAACCTGCTTGTATCCGCAATGGACGGCGAGGTTCGAGCTGCGCGGGACGATGGCCGCAAACCCCACCGAGCTTAGCGCCTCCGGCAGGCTGAGCGGATAGCACTCGGTGTGATACGCGCCGCCCCACGCCGTGGACGCCGCGCGGACAACCACCCTTGTCGGTGCCCACGCCATCCGAATGCCGCCGTGAAATGTGGCGACAGTCCATCCGCCAGAGTTATCCGAGCTGAACTGTGATAGGGATTTTACGCCCTGATGGTAAAGTCCCGCGAACGGTCAGAGAAGTCGATACAGTAGATGGTTTTCGTGACAAAGTTGAGCATGAGTCCGTATTGCTTCTCGCCGTACGCCATCCTGATCATAGGGTGCTGGATGTCAGGTGAGCTTGTCCCGTTGTCGATAACGATCTTCGTAGCGCCGCCCGCGAAACTGATCTGTGATAGGGATTGCCAATACCCGATACGGCATGGCTCCACAGCCCCGCGGCGCTACCATATGCTGCAAACCCGATTGGAGGAGCGGCGATGGACTTGAGAGCGACCGAGGCTGTGGAGCGTGCCGCAAAGGCACTCTACGCGGCGAGCGAGGCGGTGGCTGACCTGGGCGACAAGCCGCAGCTGGCAGATATGCTGGCTATGTGGCTCATGGAGGAGGCTGCCGCCCTGAGGTCGATCTTAGGAGGCCCTACGCCTTGAGCAGATGCCGCTCGTACTGCCGCTGATCTTGGCGCAGTATCGTCTCATCGAGGCTCATGTACAGATACGTTGTATCTAGGCTCACGTGGCCTAACATCTTCTGGATGTGTGATTCTGGCACCCCCGCCTTCGAGGCCAACGTGCGGAACGTATGGCGAAAGTACTTCGGTGCCACATACGGCAGGCCGTTGCGCCCGCAGTGCGACCTGAGCATCCTCGCGTAGCGCGTCGGGTCGGCGTTCGGCCCCATCACCCAATCGGCCTTGCGCGCCCTCGGGAAGTACAGCCGCTTGATCTCGGCGAGGCGCTGCCTGGGGGTCGACGGCAGCATGAGCGGGCGCGCCGAGCGGTGGGTCTTGATGTCTGTCTCGACTACCTCGCCCTTGACGCGCTGCAGCCCGCGCCGCACGTGCACCAGCCCGCTGCGCAGGTCGATATCGCCCCACTGCATGCCGCACTGCTCTGAGCGGCGCAGACCAAGCCACAGGCCCAGGACGACGGTCGCCTCGTACTCCCAGCCCACGACGCCCAGCAGCAGCGCCTTGGCCTCGCGCTCGGTGAGCGCCGGCTTCTCCCCGCGCGCCTTGGCCCTTCGCGGGTGCCGGATGCCGCGCGTGGTGGGGTCGGTCACGTCCTCCCGGTAGCACTCGTCGGCGATGGCGCTGCGGATGATCTGCCGCAAGAGCTTGTAGCCCGCCTCGCCCGCGCCGGCGGCGAGCCAGGCGTTGATGTGGCGCACGCGGATGTCCTCCATCTCCCAGCCGCGCCACTGCGGCTCCACCCAGTTGCGCCAGGCCCCCTCGTAGCCCTCGACCGTCGCCGGCGCGAGGTCGGCGTAGTAGGTGGTGTAGACGCCCTCGTAGTAGTCCTCGATCTTCACCTTGTCTCTCCTTTCGGTTCAGAAATCACAGACGCCCATGCGCCCTGGGAAAGCGTATGGGCGTCTGTGATTTCCGCAAGAGAAAGGAGGTTCATTTCCCTGGCCATAGCAACGCAGAAAGGAGGTGATTTTGTTGGAAGAGGCAGCGGTTCACACTGCGGACGGGCTGGCTGCAGAGCCAATGCTGCTTGCGGTTGTCGTGATCGCCGTGGCGCTCATCGTCGCGGCGGTGCTGGTGTCGCGAGAGATTCGCGCGGCGAAGGACAAGCAGCTCGAAGTCGAATCGAACAACAACCGCGAGAAGCTGAAGCTCCAGCGCGAAGTTGAGATGCAGCGCCTTGAGATCGACCGAGACCGCGAGCAGCACAAGATCGAAGATCGCCAGCAACGGGCGAAGACTGATGCCGAGATGATGGCGCTGCAGCGCCAGACCATCGAGGCGTCGAACCGCTCCACGGCGGCCATCGAGGCCATGAGTCGTCTCATGGACACGCACAACACGCGGCTTGAGGTTTCTCAGGATCGAAGCCGCGCCATGGGCGAGCAGATCCAGGACGTGCACGCCACGGTGCACGCTATCGACAACAACGTGCAAGATCTCGCCGATGCCCTGCTCAAGTGACACGCTCGAAGGAAAGGAACAAGATGAACAAAATCGTAATCACCGGTACGGAGACGGGAGACGTTGAGTCTGTTGACGCATCCCAGATTGACAATGCGGCGCGCCTCGTCGCCCTCGTCCGCTTGCTCGCCGCCTTTGCTGGCCAGGCGCTCGCGCTGCTCGGTATGAAGCTCGATGTGGAGATTGTCACGCAGTTGGGGCTGTGCGCTCTCGCTTTGACAGCCACAGCGTACGCATGGTGGCGCAACAACAACTGGACACGGGCGGCCCAGATCGCGCAGCTCGTCATCGCGGCCATTAAGGGGCAGCGATGAGCGCGGCCGAGAAGCTCTATGTCATCTGCGGCCACGGAGCGGGAGATCCGGGCGCATCTGGCGGCGGATACAACGAGGCAGAGCGCGTGCGTACCCTGGCGTCCGAGATGGCGCGCCAGGGCGGCTCGAAGGTATCAGTGCTCGACACGTCCAAAAACTGGTACAAGTCGGGGCTTGTCAATGCGGCGCTAAAGGCCTCCGTCGGCCGTAACCCCGTCATCGAGCTGCACATGGACGCGGCAGACGGAGACGGCCCGGCCAAGGGGGCGCACGTCGCGATCCGCGCAGGCTTCAGCCCTGATGCCTGGGACACAGCCCTGGCCGACTTTCTGGCCAGCTACTTTCCTGGTCGCGCTGACAAAATCACGCAAAGATCGAATCTCGCAAATCTCAACCGCGCCGCATCGCACGGCATCAACTACCGTCTCGCCGAGGTCGGCATGATCGACGACAAGGTAGACCGAGACAAGTTCAACGCCAACGTCCCGGCGGTCGCCGCCGAAATCCTCGCCGCGTTCGGTATCGGCGGCGCGCCTGCCGAGCCAGCACCGCCATCGCCTCCGCAAACCCCGCAGAAAGGAGAAGCCGTGTACAATTTCAAGACGGTCAAGAAGGGATCGAAAGGCGACCACGTGTCGCTCTTCCAGTCTGCGTACAATGAGCGATTCGGCGGATCGCTCGCCGTCGACAAGAGCGCCGGCCCTGCAACCCATGAAGCCATCGGCGACGCCCAATCGCGGCTCGGCATCAAGAAGGACTTCTCGTGCGGCCCTGATACGTGGTCGCACTTGCTCGGGACGTAGCCGAAAGTAATCCACCGAATAGATTAGGCCCCCAGTTCTGCAATATCGCAGAACTGGGGCCTTTTGTGTGTCCTGAAGGGTGATTATCATCCGTCACCAGGTTCGCTATTCTCTGGTGTGCGCCTCTCTCTGCTCATTCTTCCCTTCCACCGGCATAGCGGTATGTATATGGTATCTCGGCTTTATCGAGCAGCTGGCCCACGAGCCTCATGCGGGCGTTGACGTATCCCACTGGTTCGTCGGCCCCGCTGCCGAGCTGCACCGCGTCCAGATCCTCTTGAGTTCGATAGTAGTCCAGTGCGAGGTCGCGCGGGCCGTTGACGCCGCGCAGGCTCTCGATGACCTGCTCCGCGATGGATCGAGCGTCCTCGTGCATAGCCCCGCGCGCGGCGAGGACGAACGCCCACACGTCGTCTGGCGGCTCGATGCTGGGGAACGAGGGGTTTTCCCACCTTTTTACGCTCCTGAGATGCACGTCTGCCTCGTCAGCGATGTCCTGCTGGGTCAACCCACACTCCTCGCGCAGGGCGCGAAACGCCGCTTTCGTCTTCTTCAC